CACCGTCAAGGCGCTCTGGAAGCTCATCGGCAAGCTCGTCAAACAAATTGCGCCCGAAGAATGCGCCAACTACTTTCAGCATGCCGGCTACGGCCGATGACCCACATCATGTGGGAAGCGCTCTAGTTGAATTCCTTGCGCCGCTTCGCGGCCTCTGCCTCAATCGACCTAAGCTCGCAAGTCAACGCCGTAAGCAGTGCGCTCCATTCGTCCGGCTCCAGCTCATCCATCGTCGCGCGCACCCTGGCGCGGACCTCTGTCCGGCATAGCTCGATCATCGAAATGCGCTGCTCCTGAAGCAACTGGATGTACTCCTGGACGATATCGCCAACGTCCATGGCGCTACCCCCTGTTTCGCCGCAGCCGCCAGCGCGAAGGGCTCACCACCGCGAACTGCGGGCGCGAACCGCCGTGGTCGTACCGCTCGACCAGCTGCCGCCCGTGTTCATTCGCGAGATCGAGCTGCCGCTGCCGCAGCTTGCGGTTCCGCAGCCAGGGTTCATCAGCGGCCGGCTCCGCAGCGTCGGGAGGTGGGGACGGCTTACGCATAGGGCGTGCCCGGCGGCCGATAGAACGTGGGGCGCTGCTGGCCCCGCCGCTTCTGGCTGCTGTAGCCGCAATTCGCGAACTGGGGTCGCTCACGCCGACGCGCCTCGCTCCCAGGCCCGCTGATGCCGCGCCGGATTGCCGCCTGTCCTTCCGACCATGCAAGCACGATGGCGTCCCCCGCATCGGGAGACCGGCCAAGCCGCTTGGCGATCTCCGCCTTCTCCTCGATCTGTATCCCCCGGTGCGTGTCGGTGAACCGCGGCGCCGCAAGATCGGCTCGGATGATCGGATCGTTTGGAAGCGCAATCGGCGAGCCGCCGGGCTGGTTCGGATCAAGCGCCTCGCGGAACCTCCACCAGCTCTCGGCACGCTTGTTGACGAACTTGTACGTTTTGCAGGCCGAGCGGGCCGTGGACTCGCGGCTGCCCTTGTACTTCACCGCCCTGATCGAATTGTGCGCGTCGAGCTGCTCGGCAACCCCGCCGCCATAGCCGCCGCCGCAGTCAACCACCACGGCCGCGCTGTCGCGGCGATGCCTGACGACCAGCGCAACCACATCGGACGGGTTCGGCGTCTCGCTGCCCGGCACCAGAACAATCGGTGCGAACCAGGCGTCATGCCGCCACGCCAGGCACGTCTTGTCGGAACCACCCTGCGCCACGTCCACGCCCATCGCGATCATCGGCACATCCTTCGGCGGCTTCGGCGTCCAGCGGTTCTGAGCCTCGATGATCCACTGCGTCGGATTGAGCTGCTGAGGATGATCCTCGATCGCTGCGTTGAAGTCGCCCCTGGCCAGCGCCTGAAGGTTCTTCGGTGCATACGCGAGGACCGCGCCGTAGCCAGTGTGCAACAGGTCGGGGTTGTCCTCCAGCTTGCTCGGGATGAACGTCCGCGACCGGGGCACGATGATGTTGCCCTGATGGTCACGCGGCGGATTCGCAAATTTGGACAGATGGGCGATGGCCTCCTCGACCGAGCGCAGAAACAGCTCCTTGTCGTGCCCCTCCTCAGCCGGCACCGGCCAGCGCAGGTCGCCCGGCTGGGCAGGATCGCGGTAGGTCGGATCGAGCCACGCTGCCCAGTGCTCCACGACCCAGAAGCCTTCGGGGTTGGTCGGGCGGTTGCCGGCGCAGATGATGCGGCAGCGCTGTCCCGGCGTCGTGGTGCGCAGCCACAAGGTCAGGTAGCGGTACTGTGACCGCGTGAAGTGCGCGAGCTCATCGAACGCCTTCAGGTCATGGGCGCGGCCGTGCCACTTCTCCACGTCCCATTCGTGCGGCACCGAGCCAAGCTCGATAGTGCGGTCGCCGCCAGGAACGCGCCACAGATGATCCTGCTGGTTGAAGCCATCGCGGGTTCCCAGAACGCGGGCGATCTCGTCGATGATGCCGCGAACCTGCGGATACTCCCGCCGGAAAACGATGCTCCGCTGATGCTGCGTCAGCGCCGCGCCTACAATCAACGCGGTCTTGCCCCCGCCCAACACGCCGCCGAAGAAGAGCTCGGCAGCCTCGCTGTTGAGCGCGTCGGTCTGGGGGCCTGGGTTGGGCAACCATAGCCGGGGATCGGCGTCGGCCTCGGCAATGAGCTTGCGCTGCTCCTCGATCGGCAGCGCGCGCAGCTTGCCGAGGATGGACTGCAGGAAGTCGGAGCCTGGCGTGGGTGCGTTCATGCTGCCTCCTTCGCCGGAACCGGCTTGAGGTCGATCACCGGAACCGCGTCAGCCCGGCTCAGCAGGTCGGCAACCCACCGCGCGGCCTTGATGAGGCTGGCGTCGTCAACAATCTGCACGGCAAGCGGTGCCCCGCCGGGGCCGCTGATCTCCTGCTGCACCTTGGTCACGTCGCCGTATCTGGCGGGAGCTTCCTTGCCGGCGAGTTTCAGTTCCATCTCGATCGCCACCCGGCACGACGCGGCGTCGATCTTGCCGGCCACCAGGTCGTCGAGGAGCTGGTCGATGCGATCGGAGCGAGCATCGGCGCGGGCGGTACGCGCCTCCTCGCATAGCTCGCGAAATTCTGGATGCTCGCGGCGCCAGGATGCAACCTGCCTCGGCGTCGGCATCCCGGCCGGCTCGCACAGCTTGACCAGCGGGATGCGCATGGCGATGCCATCGGCGATCCTCTGCGCGATGGCCGGGCTGTAGGCGACGGCTTCCTTGCGCTCCTGGGTCCTCTGGCGCTGCGCATCACGGCACGAAATACAGGTGTTCTGACGGCCGGCGAAGGCGAGGAGAGGCAGAATCTGCTGGCACTTGCGGCACTGCTTCGTGGGCTGCTCAGTCATGCGGTTCAGCCCGGCAAGCCTCCGCCAAGCTCTTTGAATACCAGCGTTCCGCTGGCAACCAACCCGGCCTGCGGAGTGGCCAGGCGCACGTGGATGCGCTGGCCCGAGGCAAGCACTGGCTTCGTGAATGCGTCGGCCTGCTTCGGTGGGAAATGCCAGCCACTGGCTGCGTTGGCGACACTGGCCCAAATCAGGGTGGCTGATGCCGTGCTGACCAGGGAGGACGATGGGCCCGTGGCCGAGGAGCCGGCGGTCGGGGCGTTACTCCAGCCCTTGAGCTGGGCCGGCGTGATGGTCGAGGTGCTCGATGCGGTGCTGCCGCGGAGCACGGTGATGCTGAGGGCCTGCGGCGTTGCGGAGACGGCCGAGGCGCTGAAGTCCAAGTCGATGCTCACGATCTCGACGCGCGAGATTGGGCTGGTGCTGGCGTAGACGCCGAAGATGTCCCAGTTGCCACCGGTCGATAACGTCTGCGCGGAGAAGCTGACGCTGTAGAAGTTGGCCTCGTGGTGATGGGTTGCGTAACCTGGCATGGTGCTTATCCTTGGGCTCCAGACGGGCTGCCCCAGTCGCTGCCGAACCGTGCCTTGCGGGCTGCCTCGGCGGCTTCAGGGTCGGCCTCGCGTGCGGCGCGTTCGGCCGCCCAGGTGGCCTGGAGAGCGAGGCGGCGCTCTCGGGGGTTCCGCATGCGCTTGCGTTCCTGGTACGTCAGCTGCGCCGCGGCGGCCTGGGCCTGCTGCTTGGCCATCAACGCGATATCGGGGAACAGGTCAGGGGCGATTTGGCGTGCGGCCCAAGCTGGCCTCACCAGCAGTTCGCGGTGATGTGGTGGTCGGTGCGGCTGCTGCCCCACGGGCTCATGCGCCTCGGCGATCTTGGGTGCAACGAAGCTCCTCCATTGATGTCGCACGAAATAGGCGAGCACCCGCTCCTTGAGGCACTGGGGGCGGAAGCGTCCGTCAACCCCAGTGCCGACAACGGCACCAGTGTGCGGCACACGATGCAGATGCGTCCACCTGCCCACGATCGGCGCGCCCTCCGGGCAGAGGATGACCGCGTGGGAGTTGCCCCCGAGGCCCATCAGGTCATCGGGGTTCTCGGCGTAGGTGGCGAGGGCGGCGTCGAGCGCTCTGGTGGTGAACGTGAAGGCGAGATCGGCCACCAGCGTGGCGCCTTTGATGGCGTTCTCCAACGAGGTCACGGCGTCTTTGTGGACCCAGCCGCCTTGCTCTGTCCGCTCCGACAAGATCCAGGCGCTGGCCTGGTCGTCCTTGGCCCGGCACACCATCATCGTCATGGCTGTTGTTCTCCTTGCAGCGCTGCGTCGAGCCTTGCCCGCCGGGCGGTTTCCGCTTCGGCTCCAACCTGCGCCGCGATGCCCTCCAGGTGCTTCCTGGTTGGGCTGCCTGGCACTCCGGCATCGTCGATCGCCATCACCAAGCCGGCGCCGACCATCACCGCCTTGCAGATGAGTTGGCAGTCGTAAGAGCCGTCCCTGGCGACGCAGCGCACTCGGTCGCCGGGTCGGACTTGGCCATCGCAGTTCCGCGCCCACATCTCAGGGCGGAGAAGATCCTGCAGCGAGATGCCGGCGTCGATCTCGATCGCATAGTCGCGGTAAGCCTGGCCGGCGGTCAGCAGTCGGCTGGCTTGGGTTTTGGTGGTCATGATCAGCGCCTCCCCTGCCGCAGGTCGTAGAGCCTCTGCGCCGGACTGATGTTGCTGTTGCGCCATCGGCCGAACTCGAAGAACTGCGGATCATTTTGGTGCATCGTGAGAAGCTCGCGTTCCTCGTCTGAGCCGGCATCCCGGTCGGCGGTGTGCCGCGCCTGCGTCGCGGCGGCGGCGTCAAGTTCCCGCGCGATCTGAAGCCTGCGCTCGCCGGCCGTCATGCCCGTGGTTTTCCAGGGGCGGTGCAAGGAGCTTACGTCCCGATGCATGTCGGCGTCGATCTCGGCCATCTCGGTTTTCAGTTCTTTGGTCATCGGTGTGCGGCCTTGTCCGTAGGCGGTCGTGATCAGCTTAAGGATCGCGGGATGATTGTCGATCCTTGCGCCGTCTGGCCCCCGCGCTTGGCTCAGGAGCGTGCGCAGCTCGGCCGGCATGGCCTTGGCGGCGCTCCTGGCCGCGGCGACGCCATCCTCGCCAAGTGCGGCTCTGGCGACTCTCACGTTTGCGATGTCGCGCTGTTTGATCTGAGCCCGCTGCGCCTGCACCTGCTTGCCGTACTCGGCGAGCGCATCGGCGACTGACTGCATCGGCAGGTTGTGCTTGTGCGCCACCTCCAGGATCGGCGAGAGCGCAGCCTGATTCCACTCGATGCCATCGACCACGGGCGGCTCGTAACCAGACGCATCATCCGGGATGCCGTGCTCGGAACGCCAGGATGCGATCTCCTCGTCGGAGGCGCCATCATCAGGCCCGATGGGCCGCACGGTCGGCTGCTCTGCCGCGTCGCTCTCTGCCGCCTCGGTGCCATCGTCACCTTCGGCATCGAGGTCGAGCAGGCCGAGGACATCGAGCGCGTCTGCATCGCCCTGGTCCGCGGTGACGGCCACATCCTGGCCGGCCGGTGCCGGGCTCTGCACTGGCGTGACTGCGCCAGGCGTGTCGGTGGTGTCGGCCACGGGCTGCGCGTCAAGAGCGTCGTCAGTCATGGGCGCACCTCCGTCTCAATGCGCTCCACCTTGCCATCAACAAGGCGCAGGCCCTCAGACTCCAGACCGCGCAACAGGGTTTGCCTGATCCACTCGGCACCGCGTTGATGGTGGCGGCGCGCTACGGTCTGAATCGCGCGCGGCAGGCCTTGCGGCACGCGCAGCCGCATCGCCTGCGATAACCGAACACTGCACTCTTGTTGCACGGCGGGTTCCTCCATAGTGAGGTTACCCGGCCTACATAGGGTGTTCGCTCCGTGTGCGCCGGGGAGAATAAATCGCTGAGTGAATTTTAGGTCGAGAAGCTGGCTCGGCAATAACGCTCGATGCGCCTAACGGCAGCGTCCTCGGTCACGTGGACCCTGTTGTGCGCGCGCGGCGCCACGGCCCTCGCGGCGTCCCGCAGCGTCGGAACCAGCGGGACCGGCTGCATCATCTGGCGCACCTCCTCAACGAGGGCAGCATCGAAGCGCAGGTAGCCGGTGCCAGGCGGGCGGCCTCGGCCGCGAGGCTCTGGGGTGACGGTGGTGTCGGTCATCGGCTCGTCTCCTTCTGCGGCGCCGGAGACGCTGGCGGGTACGGTTGATCGTCATCATCGAGCAGCCCCAGGATCGAGCCGGCAAGCGCCTCACGCGCCTGGCGTTGCCGCTCGCGCTCCTCACGGCGGCGGGCGAGCTCGGAGGCGGGTATGACGGTCGCGCTCATGGCTCGCGCTTCTCCCAGAGCGACGCGCGCCAGGGATGGCCGGCCGGCGGTGTGCACCGTTTCCGTTGCCGCTGGCGGCGCTCATCGATATGCCGGCGATCGCGAAGAGCCTGCAGGTGCTCGCGCAAACACACCAAACATCGCTGCTCTGCCGCGACCGGGGCGCTGCGGCAAACCCTGCACGTCGGTTCGGTCATGGCGCCACGACTTTCCCCACACCGCCAGCGGCAATCTGCGCCTCCAGGACCCGCACCTTCTTGGCGATCTGCCCCACCCGGGCCGAAGTGAGCCCTACCTTGGCAGCAATGTGCTCCAGCGGCATGCCGCCGGCGACCATCGCGGCGATCTCCCTGTTTCGCCGTAGGTCAATCTGCGGACCGTACAGCCAGCCATCAGCGCCGATTGCCCATTCGAAGGCGGGTGACGACGTTGCAATCGCCTGCTCCTCCCTGAGCAGGCGTGCCATTTCCTCCGCCTTCCAGGCCGAGCCGTCGTCTTGTGGATAGCCAAAGATGAGGCGCACCTCGTCGCGTGTCTTCCTGCCGACATTCGGGAGACGCATGAGCCGGCTGTCGCAGTCATGCCACGCTGCATCACGAAGCTCGCCGATGGTCGGGAGCAGTTCGGAGACGAGGAGGACGTTGTACGCCCTGACCGATAGCGCTCGCTTGACCTCCGGTCGATCAGCCGCTTCCCTCAGCGTCATCTTGTTTGAGAGGTGTGCCAGGGACTCGCCAGTGCCGAGCCATTGGCGCGCCCGCGATCGTTTGTCACTCGTCACTGACGTCCCCCCTCCGGCTTCAGCACGACGCCATCAGCGCGCAACGCGGCGAGCACGGCCCGCCTGATATACTCGCTCGGGCTGGTGAACTGGGCGCCGGCCACCTCTCCCACGGCCGCAACGATCTCGCTCGGAACCCGCAGCGTCATCCGCGCAGGGTAGCGATTTGTAAAATTCTGCCCCCCGTGAACATCGGTCCTCACCTTGGTGACAGCAGGTGCGCCGACCTTGCCGATGGGCTGGTTCTTACCGTAGTTCATTCTATCGTACGATCCATGAGCGTCTGACATCGGAGGAACGATGTGACGTATATGGATGCGTTCGCGGAGAATGGCAAGGGGAGGCGGCCGAGGCTCGCTCGTGGGATGCCGTTTCCCGTGGCGCAGGGGCACCGCCAGCGGCCGTTTCGGTGTTTGCAGGTACGGGGGTAGCCAGAACGACGCGCGGCCGTCCTGGACGTCGAGGCGAGCCCTAGCTGCGCGTCATGCCTCGTCCATCGCCTTGAGCACCTCGGCGCTGAGCCCGTCGGCGCTCGTCTCCTTGTCACCGGCGTGCAGGTAAACGTTGGTGGTCGCCACGTTCGCATGGCCCAGCGTCTTCCGGATCGCCGCCAACGACACCTTGCCGCTCTGCAGCGCATTGGACGCGTGGGCGTGGCGCAGCCAATGGGCCGATACCCTCGACGTCATCCGGCCGTCCGGCCTCGATGCCAGTTCCACCTTGGCCCTGCGCGCACAGCGCTTCACCATGATGGTGATCGTACGCTCGGCCAGCGACTTGCCGCTCGGGCCGCAGAACACTGGCGCCGCTGGATCGTACGCCTCGCCCCGGTACTTCAGCAGCGCCGCTGAGGCGACGGGATCGAGCAGGACGAGGCGGTTGCGGCTGCCCTTGCCGTGGACGACGAGCTGCACGCGGCCGTCGGTGAGCAGGACGTTCGCCCAGATGAGCCGAGCTACCTCGGCGACCCGCAGGCCGCCCGAGTACATCGTGCCCAGCAGGATGCGATCGCGCCGCGACCTGGCAGCCTTGATGATCTCGGCCACATCCTCCGCCGTGATGATGCGCTGGCGCACCGTGGCGGCGCGCTCGCTCTCGGTGGCGGTGATGATGATGTCCTGGCTGATGTCATCCTCGATGTAGCGCCGGGCGAGCGCGAAGCGCAGGTAGGCCTTGATCCGGGCCGAGTAGCTGTTGGTACTCGACAGCGACGCGCCCTCGCAGGCGGCACGGCAGGCGGCGGCGGCATCGGCCGGCAGCGCGGTCTTGAGGCTCAGGGGGTGCAGCTTGGCGAGGAACCGTTCGACGATCAGCCTCTGCCCCCGGCGCGTGTGAGGCGAGGTTGACCTGGAGATCCACTCGTCCATCAGCTCCAGGTCGGTGCCGGCGCGGGTGAGCACCCGGCGAAGCGCTGGCGTCGATTGCACCGGCAGGCCGACGGAGCGGATGGCGGGCAGGTTGGACATCGAATTCCCCTCAGATTTGGCCGTCCAAAAACGTATCTGATTTGGGGGGAAATCAGCAAACAGTCAAGTCCCGCCGTGCGAGCAAGCTGAGAGGAAGAAGCTAGCCACCTCCCCCCCATCGATGTCGGAGAACAGCACCAGCGTCGGCGCGCGCTGCTAGGTCGATGGCTCGTCGTCGGACTTGTTGCGAGCAATCCAATCGGCCGCAGTCTCGCGCTTGCGCCGGCTCAGCCAGGTCGAGCCATAACGCCAGTCAGGGCTCAAGCCACGCTCTTGGCGCCACGTGCGCCACTCGCGTTTGGAGGCCTCGGAGATCGCCTTGCGCCCTTCGGGCGACAGCTCGCCCTTGATGCCGCCATGGCAGGCACACCGCTTTTCGCCGCGAACTGGCCAATTTCGGCAAGCGTGACCGCGCGATCGCGCGTATGCCCCGCAGCGACCCCTCATTAGACGTGGACGCCAATTCTCAGGCTTTGGGAAGCGTGGAAAGCTCGTCATGTTGCGCTCGTCGTGTGGCGTACGCGCCAGTTGCGCATGTAGGCCGTATGGCGTTCCCGGTAGGCGTTGCCATGTCGGTCCCGGTATCGAGCTTGGCGCTCAGCGTGAGTGACGGGTTCTTGTGTGAGTGACGCGTGAGTGACGCGCTCATCTGTGAGTGACGCTGTGTGCATGACATGCGCTACGGAGACAGCAGGCTTTGCCGGAGCGACTGCGAGGGTTCTTGTCGTAGGAGCTGCCTCGTCGAGTGCTGGAGGCCTGGGCCTTGCTGTGACCGTGCTCTGGCGTGGCGCGTGCTCCGGGAACACGTGCGGCTCGCGTAGATGGTGGCGGTTCTTGCAGATGGGGCAGAGCGGAGGCTTCATGGCGGGTTTTTGGCCGGGGCGTCCTCTGGGCTACCTTACCCTAGGCCGCCTCGTTCTCGGGCTTCTGTGCGCCAACGGTGGCTCCGCTGTCAGGGTTCTCGTCCGCTCCACGGGCGAGCGCCGCTCGCATCTGCAGGGCACGCTGGCGCAGTTGCTCAATGGCTTCGGGTGCCAGGCGCTTGCGGACGCCGAGGATGTCCCGGATTTCGATGGCCTGCTCGGGCGTCGGCAGGCCGACAAGGCGGAAGGCGCCCTCGTCGTCCCCGTCCTGGGTGACATCGGCGAAGGCGAGGCGCTTCTTGGCCCAGGTCCAGGATTGGCCCGAACGGCAGGCGGTGTACATGACCCACGTGCGGCCGTCGCCCCAGGTGTGGATGATGCCGCGGCTGCCCCTGATGGCCCACGCGCCGCACTCGTCCCGGCGCAGCGCCGACGGCGAGGCGTCAAGGGCGTCCAGCAGGCTCTGCTGCTGGGCCTTGTCCTTCTCGGCATCGGCGGTGGTGTCGTAGGTGTCGAGCCGTGCGCCGCGTCCGTGATCGATAGCCAGGGTCATGGGCTAGGCTCTCGCGATCCTGGGTGAGCCGTAGTGCCATGGGGCGCACCGGTAGATGTTAGCGTAGATGCTGCCGGTCTCCTCGTAGCCGATGCTGCCTACGTCACCGTTGGCGTAGGTGACGGTGCGGTTGCTTGCGGGCTCTCGGCTGAGCATCTCTGCGGCAGCCAGTCGGGCGATGTCGCGGTCATCGAGGCGGAGCAGCATCCTCAGCTGGTCCTTGACGAGGAGCCGGGTGCGTTCGCGGTTGACCTCCCGGATTGTCTCCTGCGCTGTACGTTCGGCCATCTCGATGGCGACGGCGTTCCGGTGCGCCTGCAGCAGGTCGGCGATCTCGGGGGAGATAGGGCGAACCTCGCTCTCGATGGCGTCCGGGCTGATCATGAGCAGGGCTCGCGCCAGGTCCGCGTTGTCGACTTCGGGGGCGCCGGTGCCGGAGACGGTCATGGATGCTCCTGCACGAGCTTCTCGGCGAGCTGATTGGCTTGGCGTGTGGACTTGATTGCTCCGTCGTAGACGCCTTCGAGCACCTTCCTGGCGATTGACAACGCGGCGTCGTTTCCCTGCTGCTCGGCGATGCGGCCGAGGGAAGCTAGGAAGCGGGTGCGTCCGGCAAACCAGCCGAAGCGCTTGGCGGCGCGGTCGATGCGGCCCATGTTGGCCAGGCCCAGCAGATCGACGGCGACAAGCGCCGCGTCGGTCTCCGATGCGCGCTGCGTGTCAGTCTCGGGGATGGCGGCTGATGTGTTCATGGCGCCGACTGTACGCGCGTGCGTAAGCTCAGCATAGGGATTTTAACGGCAGAAAAATTCATCGGTACGGATACGATCGAACCAGGCGCCGGACACGGTTGTGTGGTGCGCCCCACCCGTAGGCCAGGTGAACGAGCGCTTCGGCAGCCTTCGTGGGGGACGGGGCCTTGCCGGCCATCAGCAGTTCGCGCATCAGCTCGTGCACCCTGGCGTCTACGCGGGCGTAGCCGGTGCCCTTGGGCCTACCGGGCTTGCGCCGGCGCTTGCGCTTGAACATGCCCAAGGGGTCGGCCTGCCGGCGGCTCAGGCGCCGCACCGGTGGCGTCGGTGGAGCCGACACCATCGTCGTGGGGGTGTCGGTCATGCGCTGGCCTTCTTGCGTCGCTGTTTGGATCGTACGCTATGCGAAGGTTTACGCTTGCGATGCTGGCGGTGCTCCTTGGCGATCTCGGCCAACACGATGCCGACGGTGCGGACATCGACATGAGGCGCGCGACCGGCCTCCTTCTCGCGGGCGTGCCATCGGCGCCGCTCGACCACGGTGCCGACGGCGTAGCAGAACAAGCCGTGGATCTGGATGGCCTCGATGCCTGGGTAGGCCTTGGATACCTCGCGCATCGGCATCTTCAGCCTCTCTGTCACGGCGTCGTTGTCAGCGCTGAGGCTGACCTCCATGCCCTCCATGATCAGGAAGTCGGTTACCAGGCCGGCCTCGGTCGGATTGATCGTACGCTTCTTTGTGCTCATGGCAGTCGCTCCGGTTCGGTGGTCACCTCCAGTGTGTCGCTGCCCGATGCGGCCGAGGTGGCGTCGGTTGCGTGCGCCAGCCTGTTCTTCATCCGCTTGCGCCGCTCAGCCACCTCGGCTATAGGCGGGGACGTGATCACTGCGACCGGCGGGTCGCATTCTGGGCTCTCAGGAGCCACTTGGGAACGTTGCTGGGGACGTGCCGCCTCAGCCGACACCTGCGAACAGGTAGTCGAACTGTCAACACGATAAGGGGCCGCTCTCCTGCCGGGGAGTGGCCCCGTTCGTTTTGGCGTCGCCGCGGCCGTCGTCGTCTGAGCCGCGTCCCCACATCCCTCCGCACGCCCGAGCTCGACGCTCGCGCTGCCTACGGCATGGCAAGCGTTCTCTAGAGATGTCCCGGAATTCCGGGACAGGCTTTTACGGGCTTTTTTGCCAGAGTGTCCCGGAATTCCGGGACGGGAGTGTCCCGGTTTTCCGGGACGGGGTGTCCCGGTTTTCCGGGACGGGGTTTTGTTTTCTGGAGACGCCGGTTTTTTCTTGGGTCGTACGAACAGATTGCCACCCCAGAGCATGTATTCGTCGGTCGGCTTGGCGCCGTCTGGCGTAGGCAACTCGGTGAACCGCCAGGCGGATGCGAAGCCGCGGCCCTCACCGCCAAGGTAGCCCTTCGAAGCCAGGACCATGAACCCGTAGTGCTGGTTTTCTCTGAACCAGACCGTCACCTCCTCGTCGGCTGATCCAAGCGCCTTCTGACCCGGCTCTTTCTTCGACTCCTTGATCCAGGCGCTGATGCGGTATTTGCGCCCCTCGATCTCGGCCTTGCCGAAATAGTCGGGCTGCGACGGTTTCGATTTCTCGCGGTTCTTGAACAAGGCGCCGTCACCGGCGTCTGAGGGGAAGTCGGACATGGGAAATTCGCCTTTCGGTTTTTCGGGGTCGAGTGGGGCGTGGAAGTTCAGGCGGTCCTGGAATCTCACGGTTGGGCCTTCCCGTTGCCGCCGTCGCCTCGCCACCACGCCTTGAGGTCGTGGTAGCCTTCTCTGACCAGCGCGGGCTTGAGTCCGATGACGTACTTGAACGCGACCAGCGTGTACTTGTCGCCGTTGTGGTCACCTGGGTTCTCCTCGGCGATTGCCCCGATGCAGCGCCGGTCGATCGTGATCTTGCGGCCATCTCCCGTGGTGCATTCGCGCAGGTGGTCACCGACGCGGGGCCGGAGATTCTCAAAGCGGCGCCTTGACTGCTCGGTGGCGTCCGGCGTGGTGGTGGTCTCGGTCATGGTGATGGTCCTTTCAATGGTGGTGGTACGCGATGGGTACGCCTTCCTCGGCGAAGGCCTTGGCGATCTCCTCCGCCAGCTTCTTCTTGCCGGCTTCTTCGGCCGGGTCGGTCTTGCCCTCGACCAGATCGGCGTGGACGCGGAGCGTGGCCGCCACCTCCTCGTTCGAGGAGCCGGTCTCGGCGAGCATGCGCTGGATGGCCGGGATCAGGATCTCGGCACGGGCCGCCATGCGGTCGTAGCGGGCGGTATCAGTGGTGGTCATGGTGGTCAGTTCCTTTCACGGGTTGGGGGGACGCCACTCACAATGCGCAATGCCGCACTGATTGTGAGCCTGCCCTGCGCAATCAGCGTGGAGAGGTCCGGGCGCATGCGTGCAACGCGGTCGAGTTTTTGTTGCGTTCGACGGCTGATCCCTGAACGACGCGCTCGCTCTTCTTGTGTCTGAATAAATGCGCACGGTGCGCTTTTCTTCGGTCGCCCCCGAGGCAGTGACTTGCCGTTGTCAGGACAGATCGCGGCGCGCTTCAGGGTGTTCTTGACGTAAGCCGCATTGGACTTGCGCGTCGGCTTCGGTCCCGACGCATGCTCACCGAAAAGGTCAGGCACACCCATGCCGACGAGCTTCGGCGCCTCGCTCGGCTTCACCCAGAGCACCTCCAGCTTGCTCTCCTTCGACCTCGGCTTCACGAGTTCCAAGTGCCGCTGCCAGCCGGCGAATAGCTCCTCGTAGAGCGGTGTCGAGTAACCGGAGAGCGCCACATGGCCGCGGCAGGCCTTAAGCGCGTCGATCAGCGGGAGGTGCTGCGCCGGGTCCATCATCTCGTGCTCGTACAGGTCGGCCCTGCGCTCGCCGAGATAGGGCGGGTCCACGTAGAAGAGGGTGTCCGGGCTATCGTGGCGTCTGACGCACTCAACCGCGTCGACCCCTATGATGGTGACATTCGAGAGCCGCTTGCCGGCCGGCAGGATGTTGCGCCGCTTGTGGTTCCAGGCGCCTCTGAGAGTGCCGCCGCCATTGGCGTTGACGATTTGGCCGTTGAAGTAGCCGGTGAACCAGCACGTGTTGCTCTGGTGGAAGAACCGACGTGCACGCTCAACGGGGTCGCCCGTCGGGGTCTCATCCTTGTGGTCAGAGTAGTTGGTGAGTTCGATAAGCTCGGCCAACCGGTCCGGCTGATCGCGCAGCACCTTCATGAAGTTGAGCAGGTTCTGGTTGATGTCGTTGTAGACCTCCACCTCGGACGGCGGCTTCTGCAACAGCACGGCAGCGCTGCCGCCGAACGGTTCTACGTAGACGCGGTGCCGCGGGAAGTGCGAGATGATCCACTTGGCGAGGCGGGCCTTGCCGCCGGGGTAGTTGAGGAGCTGCATCACGGCCAGCCCTCCTGGACATGGCCACTGCGGGCCAGGTTGGAGAAGAGGGTGGTGGTGGCGTCGAAGTGCACTTCCACCGTTCCGGTCGCGCCGTGGCGATGTTTGCCGATGATGATCTCGCCCTTGCCGCCGCACTCCTTGAGCTTGGCAAGTCGAGCCGCACGCTCGGCATCGTTGCTCGGCTGCTGCTGGCGCACGTAGTACTCCTCGCGGTACACGAACATCACCACGTCGGCGTCCTGCTCGATGGAGCCGGACTCGCGCAGGTCGGCGAGGTGTGGGCGCTTGTCCTGGCGCTTCTCGACCTCGCGCGACAGCTGCGAGAGGGCGAGCACTGGGACGTTCAGTTCCTTGGCGAGCGCCTTGAGGCCGCCGCTGATCTCCGACACCTCCTGTACCCGGCCGTCGCGCCGGGACGAGCCCGTGGTGACGAGCTGGAGATAGTCAACAATCACGAGCTCGATGCCGACCTGACGCTTGAGGCGGCGCGCGCGGGTGGCGAGGTTGGCGATGGAGATGCCGCCGGTCTGGTCGAGGATCACGCCGCGCGCCTCGATCCGTTGCATCATCGCTCTCTCGACCCTGACCAATTCGGTCGCCTCAGCCTCGCTGAGGTCACCGCTGCGGAGGCGATCGGTCGGGATGCCGCTCTCCGCCGATATCATGCGCCGCGCGATCTGCTCCGCCGTCATCTCTAAGCTGAAGAACGCCGCGGGCTTGTCGATGCTGCGCAGGATGGTGCCGGCGAGCGCCGTCTTACCCATGGCCGGTCTGCCGGCGAGGATGATCAGGTCCGACGGCTGCAGGCCGCCGCCGAGCTTGCTGTCCACGTCCGCGAGGCCAGTCGAGACGCCGACCTTCGCGGCCTCGGGGTTGCGGTAGGCCTCGAATACTCGCGCGAACTCGTTGCGCACCGCCACCGGCTCGGAGATGACGTGCCCCTCGCCCCGGTTCTCGGCCAGCGCGTACAGCCGCCGCTCCACCTCCTCGATCTGCTCCTTGGGCGGGAAGTCCACGGGGCTGTCGTAGGCGGTGTTCACCATGTCCTCACCGGTGAGGATCAGCTGCCGGCGAGTCCATAGGTCAACGATGGTACGGGCGTAGTCATAGACGTTAATGATGGTGGCGGCGTTGATGGCGAGACGGCCGAGGTAGACTGGTACGGGCATCTCCCTGACCGGCTCGGCGCCATCGAAGAAGGTCTTCAGGGTGATCGGCGTTGCCTGCCGGCCGTCGGCGATCAGCTTGGCGGCGGCCTGATAGATTGCGCCGTGCAGCGGATCGAAGAAGTGCTGCGGCTCCAGGATGTCGGCGATGCGGCTGTGGGCGTCGTTGTTGACCAGGATGGCGCCCAGCAGCGCCTGCTCCGCGTCGAGGTTGCGGGGCGGCTCGCGGTACAGTGGATCGTCGTCGTAGGTGTCTATCACGAGCCGCCCCTCTTGAGCTTCGCTACGACATCGCGAGGGACCAGGCATCCGGGCGCGCCGGGCGGCGGGCCCATCATGTCGGCCGGCCAGGTGCCGTTCTTGATGTGGGTGTCGTGGAGGAGCTGCCAGTCGGCGGCTTCAAGGGTGGCGGCGAAGCCGGGGTCATCCCGCCACCAGCCGGGGGCCAGGCTCGGACCAGCAGGCGCGGCAGCATTGGTCGGCGCGTAGTCCTCGAACCGCCGTGCGCTCAGCCAGCCCTGCGCCCACTTGATGCGGGGCTCCTCGCCACGCTTCGCGCGCTCCGCCGCCATCTTGGCCGCGTAGCCGGCGGCGCCGACGATGGCGAGGTCGGCCTCATCGCGCGTCAGATTGAGGAAGTTCTTCCGCGCGGCGGCCTTGCCCTCGCGGATGGGGTACGCCGTCCAGAAGCGTGCGAATTGCTCCTCGGTGGCCTTGGGCTTGGCAGGCGCCCGCTTGCGCTGGGCACCAGCGTCCGGGGCCCCGCTCTGCTCAAGAGGTGGGGGCTCTCCAGGGTCGCCCTCTGCAAACAAGTCGGTTGCACCACCACCCGGCGCGCCAGCGCCTGAGAGAGTCTTCGGGTTAATACTATCGGGTTCAGTAATAAAGAGAGGCGGCCCTTTTTTCACCCCACGGGTGACCTCAGCCTCCGTCCCAGGGTGACCACAGCCCAGTCTGAGGTCATCCGCCGGGTGACCACAGCTAAGGTCACCCCCCGAATGACCACAGGCTGAGGTCATCCCGCGGGTGACCACAGACTGGGGTAGGCCATGCTTCTCCCGGAGGTACGCGTCGATCCCCGCCTGTTTCTCCTCGGGGGTGGGGCAGGTGATCGAGAAGTGCGCGATGGCGCGGCCGCCCTTCTCCGCCGCGCGTTTCTCCGAAACGGCGTAGCCTGCCTGCCGCACGAGCGTCGCCGCGTTCCTGAGTGCGCCCTCTCTGTACTGGACAGGGAGTCCGTTTACGTAGTTGGCGATCCTCTGCGCCAGGTGGCGGTTGCCAGGGTACGCCATCCCGGTCTTGCCGTTGATGCACTCGACAACCGCAGCAAGCAACTGCAGGGGGAGAGGGGCGATGCCTAGCCGAGGGTCAAAGATGGCTTCGATGAGAGCGCGACGCTCCTGAGCGTATCGGCCGGGGCCAATCAGTGCTTTGGCGGCCTCGTCGAGACTGAGCTTGCTGGGCGTGGCCCATGAGGGCGCGTTGCCGCTATCGTCCTTCGGCATCTGCACGCCCTTGCTGTTGTGGCCGAGCCCGGCCTTGTCCTGATGGCCGTCGGCACCGCTCGCCTTCCCCTTCGCGGCCGCGGCCGGCTCCGGCGCCACCTGCAGGGGCGCGGCGCCGTTGGGCGGCTGCGTCATGGCCGCAGGGATCGTCCAGGCTGATGAGGGCACGCTCAGCCCGGTCGAGTCGGCGAGGTGGAAGAGGCGCATCGAGATACCTCGCGGGACGGACAGGCCGGTGTCGGAGATGGGGGCGGAACCGTAGGGGCGGGTGGTGGTCATGGCCGGCCCTCATGGCGGGCGGCGCGGATCTCGACCTCGACGGCCGCCGCCGTCGCCATCAGCACCAGGTGGCGCGCGAAGTCGGGGTCGATGTCCGGCGAGCCGGTGGCGATCGCGGCCAGGATGTCACGGACATCCCCGGAGAGGAGGCGGCTGACGACGTGGCTGAGAAGCGTGCCGGCGGCGCGCGCGGTGACTGCGGCGCGCTGCTCGGGCGTGCGGGCGGGCTCAGTGAGTGGTGGGGAGGTGGTCATGGGCGTCGTCGGCTCCTGTGTGGAGATCGGCGACGCCGGCATGGACAATGCCGTGCACGCGCGCTATATAGCGCACGTCGCTCTTATCACTGAGGGCGCTTCTGCTGTTGGTTTGGTAGCCGGCAGCTTCGAGATTCGGGCGCGCAGGATCTGGCATCCGCGCGCCCGCTTTCGTTGTGGGGTGCATGTCAGGCGGCCTGGGGCTCGGGCTGACGCACACGTTGGGACGGCCGCGTTTCATCCCATGCCGCTAGGTCGCTGGCCTTCCAGAATCGCCTGTTCTGAATCCACACCGGCTTGGGGAAGCCGAGCTGTTCGTCATGCAGCCAGCGCCAGAGCGACATGTCGGAGACACCGCCGTAGCGGCTGCGCACCTGGGCAGCGGTGAGATAAACGGCGGTCGCGTCAGGCTCTGCCATCGCATCCTCGCGTTTGAACTCGTTAAAGCGAGGTGCAAGCTAAGCGAGGACCGACAGCCTACGAAGGTAATAACGAAGTCGATTTTGGTTTGGTAATTACCGGTTTGCGGGCCGCTCTCGTTCCCTCTTCCTCGCCTCATGGTCGGCGGCCTTCAGCCGATTGATGATCATCCGCTCAGACCTGCCCTCGCCGAGAAACGCGTAGATGTAGGTCGCGAACTGGACGTACTTCGAACCTGCTTCGATGAGCGGAACTTGCTGCGGGCCGCCCCACCCGCGCACCCAGCCACTTCGTATGGCGTTGCCTAGGGGCTTCAGTGCACCCTTCGCCGCATTCCTGGCCCTGCCATTCTTGCAAAAACTGCGATTGAACTCGTATGTGGCCCGCGCGTGCTTATGGATGAAGCTAATCTGGTCGCGAAACACCTCGCCAACGAGCCGAAGCCTAGATGGGTACGGATCGAAGTCAGCCGACAAGTAGTGCTTCGGAAGTTCGTTGGACAGGATCTGGAAAGCTGCGTCGATCCTCGTCCAGCGCTTGCGCGCCTCCTCTTGCGGCACGCGCTTCCCGATGAACAACAACATGAAATGGCATTTCACGCACGCATTGAGCCAACCTCGCAGGTCGGCCTCATTGGCGACGACGATCCGATGCTTCTCGATGAGATCGAGGGCGGCCTGATCTATTGCGCCTGCGAGGTTTCTCTCACCTCTGTGGCCGGCCTCTCGCCATTCTAGGTACACCTCCGCGCTCAGCACAAAAGCCGGCCTCACCTCTATCGGCTTCTTCCTTTGGCTCATCGGGCGCCCCCGATGATACCCGCAAGCCGCTCGACGGCAGCGATCCGCTTGGCCCACTTGTCGAGCGCCGCGCGCCGCTCACGTTCATACTCATAGACTTGGTAGATCTTGACGACGCCGGCCTTGCTGCCGGAGGTGTGTCCCAACAGCGCTTCGGTGACGGGTAGCGGCACGCCTTTCCGCTGCATGCTCTTGGCAACTGTTCGTCGGATATCGTGGAAGCGCCATGGCTCGATCTCAAACTCGTCCGGGCTCTCGCCGCGCTTCTCGGCCAGCGCCTGAGCCGTCTTCAGCATGCGCCGGTCGATGGCCTCCTTGGCGTTGGCCCAGCCGGAGACCGGCGTCTTGCCGGTCGTGGTGAACACGTGCTTGGAGTGAGCAATCTTGGGCGCCTTCTTGAGCAGCCTAAGCGCGATCGCGCTCAGCGGGATCATGAAGTCGCTGTCGTTCTTGGTCCTTCCCTCGCTGCCTCGCAGGTAGATTTCCCGCTTGTCCCACCTGATCTCGGCGTGCCGAAGTTCGCCGATCTCATCCCGGCGCGCGGCCGTAGCGATCAGCATCTGCACCGCCGTGCCCATCGGATAGCCGAGGTCGGCTGCGGCGTGCCACAGCAGCGCCAACTCGAAGTTGTTGAGCGCGCGGTCGCGCGCCTTCTCCTCGCCGGGCTTCAACAGGTCAACCATCGGGCTCACCGCGATGATGTCCTCGCTCGCGGCCCACTTGAAGAGCCGGTGCAGGGCCGAATGGCAGCGCCGGGCGGATACGACCTTGCCCTTGCTGGCGATGCCGTTGATGAGGAGGCGTACCTGCGCCTTGGTGATGTCGCCGATCCGGAGCTGACCCCAGGCCGAGATGGCGTGCTGCCGGACGTAGCGCACGCTCTCGCCGGAGCGATTGTCCGCCTGGTCGGCCGCGATCCAGGCCTCGGCCACGGTCTCGAAGTTCTCGGGGTTGGCAACGGTGGTCTTGACGCCGGGCTCTCGCCCTTTCGCGAGGAGGTCGCGGGCGTCGCGCCACGCCTGGTGCGCGTCGGCGAGTTTCAACTCGCCCAGGGATAGGCGCTTCTGCTGACCACGCCAGCGGTAGAAGTACGTCCACGTCCGTGTTCCGCCCGCGGAGACGCGCAAAGCGAGCCCCGGATAGCCCTGGGCGAAGTAGTCCACTTGGCCGGCGGCAGGCGGCTTGATCCGCTCGATAGCCTTCACCGTGAGATTGGCTTTGGGCATCTCGGCAATCCCCACTGGACAGCCGCCTAGGTAACAGTCTAGGTAACAACGGCGGCGATAGTGAGTGTTACCTAGTGTTAGGTATCGTTATTGCCCCCAGTCAGGAAATGCAAGCCTAATCGACGTTTTTCCACCGACTGCCCATCTGATTGTTAGGCCGTGTTAGGAGGGTCTGCCTGACTTTTAATCAGGTGGTCGTTGGTTCGATCCCAACCGGGCTCACCAAGCAAAATCAGTAACTTAGATGGAAATCTGCGAAGCGGCAAAAATCGATGCAGGGTACAAATATGGTCCAGCGGGCAACGCTTAGAGAGGCGATGCCTGGGCAGCTCTCCCTCCTGAT